TTGGTGGAACTCTCACCCAGACCATACCCCGACAAAAGATAATCGCGGATGCAGAGTGCTGGATTGTCAGACCAAGCGGTTGTACTGGTCCGGGTGTCCTCCACTTTCTTGCCCCTGATCTTCGCAGTCACCACAGGTGTTCCGTTTGGGAACGTCGAGGCGTTCATAAACCGCACATACAGATACGCTATCCCTTTGCCTTGGTGCGCCGTGGTCCACTCGGAGACTTCCGTTGACAGATCACTATCTGCCGCCTGTGACGTTGTGCCGAGGTATTCCTTTATCCTGATCTTGCCGACCCACTTCGACGGTGCGGTGACGTTACCAGACCCGTCAAGTGTCACGGCTTCCCCGTTGACGTATATCGTTTGGTAGCTGTCAATTTCGTGACCAGCGAAGCAAATCACTCGGTGGAGGTACTCGCTACTGACACCCGTCAGTGATTGGTACGTCACCGCCCCGCCCGTGACGACCTCACCGTAGATGACTTGATGTGGTAATGCCGCGCCGAGCGCATTGACGGTTGTACTGTACCCTCGCGTAACCGCGTTGGGCTTGGCGGTCAGTGCGTTCAGTGCGTAGCCGAGTGCGGCACGGATCGCGAAGTTTGCTGCAAAGTTTGCTGCGCCGGTGAGTCCGAACACGGACGCCAAACCACCACCAAGAAACGCACTGCTTGCCGTGGATGCCAGCGCAACGGCGGCACTCACCGGATCGGCCCTCGTCGGTGCGGTGGATAGAGCGATTACAGACGCGGTGACTAAGAGTAGCTTTTTCATCGCACGGTCCAGAACATATCGCCAGGTCGAACTTGGTCCTCAATTATGCCGCGCTCGGACACGAAAGCGCAACCTCCGCGATACACCACACCGAATGTGTATCCGAGTGGTCCACTCTCCCGACGCGCGACGATTGATCCGTCTGTCGGAAACAGCGTGAAAACCCGTTGATACATGTCATCCATCGCCTCTATGATGTTGCGGTGACGAGACTTGCCCACAAGTTCGCGCTCGCGCCGAATCGCACCCTTGATGTCACTGTACCCCTCGCTCCACTCGGTCGGTAATGTTGATAACCCCTGCGCCCTGAGCGCACCGGATACAAACGACAAGCAATCGTTGCGACCATATCCGAAAGGTACGTCGCGCATCCTCGTCATGTACGCGCTCAAAGTCATCCGCCCCACTCCAAGCTCTCTGTTTGAATGCGTGTGTTGAACTCGAAAAACATGTCATTAGGGAAACGGGTGATCTGATCCGTGTGAGTGTACCGACGAATACGAGGACGTTGCAGGTCGATCAATCGACTCTCCACGTCAAGCGCGATTGTGGTGGTTTCCGGTCCGTGATCGAATGTCATCTGGTCCATTTCACCAGAGAACACGGTGAACGCGGACGTTACGGCGTCCGTCCCCTCGATGATGATCTTGTCGCCCGTCTCTAACAGGAGAAAATCACCTGTCTCCATCAACAAATAGGCGACGGATCCGGTCGCAAGGATGCCAAACTTCACGATACAGCTTCGACCCTGATATGGTTCGGCAAGCGCGAGAGAAACAAGACTCGACGGGATACCGGACAACGTGAGTGTCGCGCCATATGCGGCAATGTCGGAACTCTCCCGAATATCGGATATTTGCAGCAGTTCACCGGCCCCGGTGTATGTGTTACCGTCCAGGACGAGATCACCGATGCCTGACCAGAAATAGAGTTGGTTCGGGCTGTCGAAAAGCAGATCGACCGCCCAAAACACATCGACCTTATCACCACCGATTGCTGTTGATACGTCGGCAGGTAAGTTCCGTCCGGTCATGTCACCACACTGACCGCCGAAAATGTCAGTCCGTAGGCCGACGCTTCATTTGCATCCCATCCAATAGTCGATGACGCCAAGCGCCACGCACCGACCGTGTTGGACACGATGACAGAATCGTTGTCTAACGGTGCGCTGGTTATATCCGGCCACAATGTCAGTGTCGCGGCACCCGTCCCGTCTGTGTCAACGTCCGCTGTGACCATGTGGAGACGCGCATCCGCGCCCGTTCCGAGTTGGATGTAATCACCCGCTTTGAGCCAGTCGGTTTGACTGACCGTGCATCCGTCCACGTTCAACGTCGCACCTGTCTGACTCGCACCAGCCACAAGGGGAGTACCGCCCGCCTCGCCCGCCGCCGTAGCACCGAGTGGATCACCCATCGTGAATGTGTGCGTCGGACCATGCAACTGACTGAGAAAAGCAATCCATTCTCGCGCCGCTGTGTGTTTCATCGGGGGAAGTGTGATGTCAGCTTCCCACCGCTGACCGGCGTAAGACAAGACTTGCTGCACGAACGTGAACGGGCTGTCTGTCAACCTGACCCGCTGCGCCTGTCGGATGCTGATCGACTGAAAGCCCGTCACAGTCGGGAGTGTGTAGTTCGTCATCTGAACACCCTCGCCGTTGCACCACCGCGCTGCACCTGATCAATGATCGCGCGTTTGGTCATCTCTGTGATTTGAGGCAGCATCCGCGCCAGATCGCCTTGTGTCACACCACCAGTGAACGTCTGGTTGATGGTCACACTTGGTGTGGCGCTAGCGGACACGTTCGGAGCGATGTAGCCGCTCCGTGTCGGGATGAACGCCTCCGGGCCTCTCTCACCCACAACGTAAGCCTTACCGCCCGTGACGGGACCGCCCATTGCGCGTTTGCCTGCGAATCCGCCCATCAAGGCACCCACAACGCCGCTCCTCTCCCCTGTCTTGGCGTCAAACCCGCCGACAAGTTGCTGAACGACCAGCACACGGTACAGTTCCCTGACAATATCCGCCGCCATCGCGCGGAATGCGTCTTTGACCGACTTCGTTCCATCGATCATGGCCATGAACCCTGATGACATCGCGTCGGCGATTGAGGATGCAAAGGAATTTACCTGATTATCCAACTCCTTGAACATCGATTCGAACTCATCTTTGACATTGCTGACGGCTGTCCTAGCGGCAGCGACCGCCGGAGGTTCCATCCCCATCGCTTTTCCCGCCCCAGCCCTTCCAGCACCATACGACGCCAAATCGAATTTGTATTGAAGTCGTCTCGCCGCATCCTCGGCTTTGGCACGTTCTGCGGCATCTTTCGCGGCCTTTCCAGCAATTCGCGCATGTGCCAACTCGACAGCCATCATTTGCTTGTTTGTGGCCAAAGCTGCGCTTTCCATGATTGCCGCTCTATCTTCGAACAACTTGTTGTTAGCCAAGACTGCCGCCTTCAATCCCTCTTCCGTCCCCAAAATATCATTAGCGGCTTCTAAGTGCTTCTTGAGGGATGAAAGTCTGTCGCGAAACCCTTGCAACTCTTCCCTGGTCTTTTCAATTATTTTGCCACGCGCGGCTAACTGTTTATCTACAATTTCGACAGCTTTTCGCTGTGCGGCCACTTCATCGTCTTGGAATTTTCTGTCACGCATCAGTATTTGGGCTTGACGGGTGATCAACTTCTCGCGTTCCGAGAGGAGGCCGTTCAACTCGCGCTGCTTTTTATCTATTTCCTTGAGGAACGCCAATTCCTCCTCGGATTTGGCCCCGAAATTTAAAAGATCGACTTGTGTTTTGAGGTCGTTGATTTCTGAACGCAGATTGGCCGCAGCCTTCGCCAAAGACATTACGTTACCTGATGCCTTCTCCGCAGCAACAGCAAACGCTGACACAATGGCAATGCCTGCGCCTATGATCGCGCCGACTGGCCCGAATATGCCCGCAAGCTGCGAACCCTGCTGACCAAACGCCTGCATCTTGCTCGTACCGTTCGCCACCTGTACGGCAAAGTCACCGACCTGATAACCAGCCTGCTGAAGCGCGCCCTTGGCCCACTTGTTCGTGGCCACAGCGTTCGTATTGTACTGCGAGGTGGACTTTTGGATCGTCTTGTTCAGACTGGTCATCCGAGCCTGAACCTGCTGAACCTGCGGCAGACCCGTGACATTCACGCCTATGTTGATCGCGAGGTTTTCACCGAGACCTTGTGCCATTTTTCTCGCGCTCCTCAAGGATCATGAAATATGCGACCCATTCATTATACTCGCTTACGCTGATTTCCTCAATCTCGGAGATTGTCTTGCCAAGCCGGTCAGCCAGCGCGATCAAGTTCATTCTGAACGGGTCGCCCTTTAGTTTTTTAGGTGGTCCTCGACGTTGGCACCCGTGAACACTTCACCAAAAACCTTGGTAATGACCGAGATAGGCTCCCCCATTAGGATTACCTTATCCTCTAGTGTGAATGCCTTATCGCCGGTTTCCAGTTCACACTTGTCAATGATCACTTCGACCATGCCTGCCATAGTGACATCGCTCAGGAAGCCAGGATGCTTGCGCTGAATCTTGTCTAGATCGCGGGCGGTAACATCGGAAGAATAGAGACGAAGGGGATCATCCCCCTCGCCCCATTCAGCGATCTCAATGACCTTGCGCTCTTTCTCAGCGCGCTTGGCCGCGATGCGCTTTGACAGGCTCATCAGGACACCGTGGTCTGGGTCAGTGCGCCGTTACCCTGAACCGAGATGGACATCTCGACCAGACCGTCAAACGACGAATTGACAGTGCGCCCGGTGACGATTGCCGATCCGGTCAGATAGGTGTCGCCGCTTGCATCACCCTCGGGATAGAGGTTC